ACCGACTAAGTCGGTTTTACATACGGGACAGCCCTTCATGTACTCTAGATATGGCTCTAAAGGTGATATTTTCCCACCTCTAGCCAACAACAGGATAACCGTTGGTTACCCTGTTCTCCTGGAAGGTTCCCTCTTACATCCGGGATATTCTCGCATGTGCTCTATCCATGAGTCTAAAGAGGAGATTTATCCTCTTTTAGTCAGCACAGAATAACTGCGAGTGGCTCTGTCCTGGATGATAACCAGCAGCCCTACATATGGGATTTTCCCACATCTACTCGAACAGGATTCCAAAGGGCAGAATTCTGCCCTTTAACGCAGCAACTGAGTAAATACTGGTTACTCTGTTCTTCCTGCTTACATCCGAGATTTCCCCGCATGTACGGCCTGGCAAACTTAATACACCCTATCGCCATGTAGTCGGTCATCGCCTGTCATCCGGCATCCCACTGGTGCGCACAGGCTAATCCTGTATCAAACAGTACAAATTTAGCATTCAGGTTTTTTGGAAGTCTCCGGTAAGCATTCAGCCCATGACCATCACTGGCGTGGCTCCTTTAGCTGGAGTTAGTTCTCAAATTTCCAAAGCATTCCAAATTTATAGCCACCAGCACTGCCATCCTCAAAGCGAGGATGGACGGACAAATCAATCAATTACCCGCCAATTATGCCGTATAACAGCGTTATACAGTGGTATACTGTATAGACAGAAAACACTGATATGGCGGCCACTCATGAGTAAATCCAATCTTGTAGCTTTCCGTGTTCCGGCAGAATTGCAGGACGCATTTAATCAGGCTGTAGCGGCATCAGGTGGAGACAAAACAGCGTGGTTAGTCGATGCCCTGCGCAGCAAACTGAACCAGCCAGAGAGCAACCCACAGTTGCGCATGCTTGAGCTGGTGGAACGAATGGAAGTAGCCGCCGCTGCTCTGGCCGGTGGTAAGCAGGGTATACCTCCAAAGCCGTACAATGAAACGGCGGTGATCGGGATTGTTGCAGATACCATCCGGCAGGGTCTGGATAATGGCCGCATCATCGCTGAGCGGCTCAATGAGGCTGGGTATCAGACCAAAGCTGGCAAGGCGTGGGATAAAGACATTTACAGCGCCTGGAAGCGTCAGGGCAGCAATGCCGATAAGTTGTCTGCGGCGCTGGGTGCGTAGTTTGCTGGGGGTCACAGTGACCTCCGGCCTCACTATCTGCGCGGCGCGGCGGGCTTCTTCCACTGGTAGGCTTGTGCGCTCAACCTGCGGCGGTGGCGCTCTTTAATCGTGCCGTGATCATGGGGTAAGCGTTAGGGCAATCTTAGCGTGCTCATGGGGTAGCCTTTTTCGATGCTCGTTCAAATGACCGAATTGACGCCTCCGCTTTGTGTATCACCCGGGCAAACCCTTTAGCGTCCCTCGGTTCTTTCAACCGCCAATAAGCTGATTCAGTCTTTAGCAGTCGAGAGCGCTTTTTCTCGAAGGTATCCCATCTCATGCCGGCAGGCTTCGGAAACTTGAGCGGACTATTTAGCAGGCTGCCCGCGGGTGGGTAATCATCCCCCCATAGATCATGCCTCTGCTTCCACACACTGCGCCGTAAGCGAGCGATTTCATCTTCACTCTGGCTGGCATAGTGAAGGCTCCAGCATTTACGACACCCTACGTCCTTCCGGCCAATAAATAATTTCGCAACCCGGCCACCACAATGCGGGCAAATGTACCATTGCCGGTAGCCATAACCTGCCCGGGTGATCGTGATGCCAATAACCCGCATTACCCCGTTGATTGTCGCGCTGTAGCCGCCAGAGACCAGAGAGAAGTACACCCTTCCGCTCTCGGTATCACAAAAAACCTGTGTTTTCGGGCTCGAATCCACCAGCTTTCTTTGCATATCTGCCAGAAACTGGAGGTTAATCCGTGGTAGCGCAGAAGTGTAAACCCGCGTCAGCTCTCTCATTGGCTCAGATCTCCGCTAAAAAAAGCCGAAAATGAATACGAAATAATATGAGTTCCGCAACATTAACAATTCTTAACCACTCACGGGGTAAGCGGTTTCTGTGCATATATCGGTTTCGTTTTCTGCGCAATCATGGCTTTGATAACTCCCGCAGGAAAGCAGCATCCATCTGCGGTTTTGCATCAGCAACGCCATGCTGCAAAAACTCTTTCCTGGCCCTGGGGAGGGTGAATTTCTGCGGGATATTCGGATCTGCTACATAGATTGCGTAATTTGCTGAATATCCGATGCGTCCAGTGATGCGCGTCCCGTTAGTGATGACCTCTTTAAACTGCGAGTTAATCAGCGTGCTGGTATCAACTGGCGTATAGATTGCGGCTACGAGTCCGGCCTCATGCAAAGCGGCTGTCATTGCGCGAGGTAAGCGCCGCCCAGTAATGTCCCTCACCAGCGCATTCATGTTGCGCCGGATGTTGTTCATGCCGCTGCCTTTAATACCCATTTTTCACCTCTTATCTCTACCAGGTACGCGCAGCAAAAAGCTCCATTCTGCTGCGTACCTTTCTGCGTACTGCGTACCATCAGCGCGAACCTTACTGCGTATTGTCACCCTGGCTGGTGGCCTGCCGCTGTCTCTCCAGCCAGCGACGGAATCCCTCTAACTGCCGGGCCTTACCCTCTGGCGTCTTTGCGCCGGTGCTCATGCCGCCGTGTAACTTGCAGCGCCCAGAAGCGTAGAGCGCCGTCATTTTGCACGGTGTCCCTTTCCTCGTCGTCGCTCCGCACGTCATATCCCTGCAGGCGTCCGGTAAAGGTGTTCCGCCGCCGATATCATCAGCCCACGCACGGTATAGTTTTCGCTTTTCGTCGTTAGTCACGGGATCGCCTTTCGATGTCAACTTTTGTCACCCTCTCATGGGGTAGGGCGCACATTGAGTAACGCCCATGAGCCACGGTTAGAATGAGCCATTAGCCCGGCGCCTAAGCCCGTAGAGGCTTTCCATTCCTGATGACATTGGCCCCCCGCGATCCATATCCTCAAGGAACCCGGAGACTGTGACAACATCGCCCTGCTGGACTGCCTCAACACCAGTGATGTTGTGCTGGTTGCCGTTGGTCTGATCTATCAGCTGGATATTTACCTGTATCGACCGTTTAGAGCTATCTCCCGATTGACTGGATGATGCTGATGAAGCAGGTAGATATTCCTTACCTGTAGACGCCTTCTGGATCGTCGGAGAACTGCCGGTAACATCCTTATTGCTGAATACCCGGCCTCGGTCACCAGGAATCATAATTAACCCGTTTTTGGTCTGCAGGAGTTCAGGCATATTCCCTTCGCCAACCTGGTACGCCCCACCAGCACCTACCGTCCCGCCATTTTTGCGCTTGCCAGCTAGGGCGGCGCCGATGGCGAACGCAGCTACCATGCCGGCAATTCCGGCAATGGCAGCCCCACCGAATGTGGCGATAGAGGCTGCGGCTGCTGCAGGAGCCCACGCAGCAGCGGTTTGCGCACCGGCCTGCTGTGATGAGCTAGATGTCATCTTATCGGCAATCATCGCCATCGCGGCATTTTTCAGGTACTGGACCCCCACCTCTACCAACGCCTGAACGACACTATTAGCGATCGCGCTCCCCAGATTTCTGAACGCTTCCGAAGCGCTTTGTGTACCATCAATCAGGCCTGTTAACGAGTTTGCAGCCTGACTGGCGAACCCATCGACCGCCGATGCCATCAACTCATTTGTTGTGCTTTGGTTGCGGAATATCTCCCACTGAGCGGCAATCCTCGCCTGCTCATATTGCGTATTGGCTGCGTTCATCAACGCAAGACCGTTAGCTGTGAGCGCCCCTTTTTGGGTTTCAAACTGCTGGATAAGCGCCAGCTCCTGGGCGTGCTGGGTGGCAAGCCGCTGTACCGGATCAACTTCCCCCTGGGCCTGCTGCTGGGGTGTCACAACCTGCCCGGCTCGAATTTTCGCCAGATTAACCTGGTGCTGCTGCTCTAATTGCTCAGAAGCCAGGTTGTATTGCTTCTGCGAGATGATCAAATTTCCCTGAGCGTCTTTGGCGCCCTTAATCATCTCAAGCTGCGATTTCTGGGCTGTATAGTCCGCGTTCTCTTTAAGCTCTGGTACGGCATTGCGCGCCTTCAATGCTGCGGCAGTATCCCAAACGGCAGCGGCGTAGGTTCTGGCCTGCTGTATCTGATCTGCTGAGGCTGATTTGCCAAGGGATTGCTCGGCGCGCAGCATCGCTGATTCGCGGCTAAGCTCCTGTGTTGAGCCGGCGGCTAACTCTGCCTGCTGCTTCAAATTAGCCAGCTTCTGGGCGATAGACTCTGCTGCTGTAGCGCCCGCAGTCTGCTGCGACTTGAGATCCTTCTGAGCCTGGGTGTTACGGTAAGTTGCGGCCGCCTCATCTTTCATGCGGGTTACGCGAGGGTCGTTTTTTTCAAACCCGGCATCCTCCGCAGCAAACTGAGCCTGAAGCCGTGCACGAGCCTCCCCCTGTAATTTTGACAGCTCCAGACTGCGTTCAGATTGTTTGATGAGGTTCTTCTGTCCAGACGTTGAGTTATCCATTTCGTCTTTGAGGGATTTATAATTTCCCTTAGCAATTGCCGACTCTTTGGATAATAAAACGAGCTTTCCGATAAATTCAGTTAAAGCAGGAGTGGCTGTATCAGTTGACTCTCTGGTTTTCTGAAGTTCCGTCGCCAATCGCTGTAGCGCTTCCGGGGATGGATTTTTTGCGATGTCAGAAAGTTGCTTGCTGAGTTCAAAAGCTTTCTGTTCTGTAATACCGAATTTTCCCGCCACGGCTCCGACTGTGTTGCCGATGCTGTTCGCCGTTGCCTGGAAAACCTGTCCAGCTCCATATGCCTGATTAATTGCCTCAGAGTAGTTATCCGTGGTGATTTCTAGTGCTGAAAGACGATCATTGAACCCTTCGACAGAAGCAAATCCGCCGGCGAATGCTGATATAGCCTTATCGCCAAACGAAAGCAGAGAGCTCGAAGCATCACTGATAGCTTTAGGTATTTTGTTAATCGCCTCGTTATATTCCAGTAGAGCCTGATTTCGCATCAACGTTGCGACTTCGGCGTTAGTTTTCGCCAGATAAGCATATTTGTCGGAAAGTGCGGCCACGCCGTTTTGCGAAATGGTGATCACCTTTTCCATCGTTTCAGCGGCATCTCTCAGTGAATCTATGGCGTTTTTTCCGCCATTAAGAGACGTAATAAGCGCGCCAGCCACAACCGAACTAAGGGCAATTACAGCCCCAATCACTGCGCCGCCAGCACCAAATGCCCCAGCTAATTGCGATCCCTGCTGGGCAAAAGCAACTAAAGCTGACTGCCCACCTTGCACCTGAATGATAAAATCCTGCACCTGATAACCAGCCTGCTGCATGCTGTTTTTCCAGGTGCCGTGACTTTTCACCCCGGTATCGACGCCAGTCTTCATGTCGTAAAGCCGACCAGTCAATTCGCCAATCTTCTGCTTTTCTTCATCAGTGGCTTTCGAGCCGGCACGCAACTGCGCCGCTAGCACAGCAGCACTACGGGCGCCATTTTCCTGCGCCTCATCCAGGACGGCCAACTGGTTGCCAAGGCTTTCAAGTATCGCTTCCGCTCTGGTGAATTCCGAACCTACGCCTGCGGTACTCGTCCCGGCATTTTGCATGGCCCTGGTGATCGCGTTCACATTGGTGTTAAGCGATTTTAGAGAGCCATCCATTGAGCGGGCATAGCCAGCAAGTTCATTAAATGAGGTTCCGGCACTCGATGCGGACGAGCTCAAATTATCAAAGGCTTTACTGCCATTTTTCGAATCAGCCGAAAGAGCATCAAGAGTGCTCTGCACCTTGTCCATCCCCTTGAGGAACGGTAAGACATCAGCGTCAATTTCAATGTAATAATTGCCAAAATTATTACTCATACGCACCTCAGTGTACTGTCGTGGAAGACTGTTTTTTTAAAGCCTTAGTCGTCATGAAGGTGATGACGTAAGCACCATGCTCAGTCAGCCGATACTCCGGGCCATCGAGTGAAATTAACCGCAGTAACATTTGATACGCTTCACGTTCAAATGTCGCCCCGTATTGGTTTTTGGCTGCTGAAACTGAGTTATCCACCAGCCCCGCGGCTAAAAGGTGCGTTTCAACATTGCCGCTGACGCCATCAACGGTAATGACATTATCTCCTGTTTCCCGGCGCAGATCGCGGATGTAGGTTTCAGCGATAGCCTCTGCCAGTCGTTGTAGTTGTTCCATTACGCCTCCATTTGTGTGCTTAAAGCGCGTTCCATCAACTGACGCGCGATAACGTGGATGGTGGGAGCAATGCCCAGCGGTGATTTCTTCCGTTCATTTTCCTGCAGCGTACGGAGTTTCTCGATCTGTTCCATACTGAGAAGAACGGGTTTTACGGATGGTGTTGCCATTGCGTACCTCCTGATATTTATACAGTGATTATACTTGCAATTTTATCAACACTCATCAAATACATTGCAAAAAATGAAACAACAACTTTGTGGTTAAGATCACTTTTATTGATGCATAGGCATAAAAAAACCCCGTCGGTACGGGGCTTAATCAACTATTCTCTTTGTTTTCTTACTTACAGTATTTATTGTACAGAATGTCATATTCAGCCATTTCTGTATCAGAGAGTAGGGCCGCAAGATCACCTACATAAGAAACTCCGTTTGTTTTTATGACATGACCTCTAAACTTGAAATCATAGGTTTTCGTGTCGCGTACCATGCTCCCATCCCCGCAAACCCAGCCACTTAACACTTCGCTTGAGTTTTGGTGGTCCGGTTTGAAAGCAAGGTTCTTATAAATAAACGGAGGGTGATCACCCTCATTCATTTCGGATTTAAACATCTTTATCGCGGTATCAGCCCCATCAGTTATGATTGTTTTGCTGCTTTCATCGCATCCAGCAATTAAAAACAGCAATGCAAAACATGCCAGCGCCTTTCTCATATCCCTATCCCCCAAAGTAAAGATGAATGTAGCCTACCAGTGTTTGATCGAACGGGAAACCACCACCGCAAGCCGGCTTAAAGCTCAATTTTCACTGTTTAAATAGCCTTCCCCTTTAACCTGAAAGCCTCACCATTTGGCTGCGCTATCCCCATGCGGTGCTGTGCCTCTTTCGTTGCCTTGTGAAGCCCACAAAAATCTTCTGCACGGGCTGGTGGGCGCTTAACTATCTCCCGCTACAGCGCGTTCTCAACAACCACTTTCGAGCGCTTTCTGCCCTTATAGGCAGAACACACCATTTCTGCCATACATAGCCAGAACACACCGTTTCTGCCTATAAATAAGATATGGGCACTTTCATGGGGCGGTATGATTCTACGTGAAACGCTCAAACTGCCACGCAGCAACAGTCACCACGCATGAAGAGGATAAACTGTATCACGCCGAGCATTCAGCGTTTCATGACCAATGACAGCCAAGCAAAGATACGTCACCTTCTTCCCATCAAGGCCAAACCCTGCGTTGAGATTTAGATATATCTATTTAGCAATAGCACTAGTTGCTCATACTATTGATGTAAATATGAACTTACAGATGGAGAATGTGTCAACCTAAGTGTAAACTAGCTACACTATCGAGAGAGCCACACATCACACATAATGAAGCCAATCAAGGAGGGCGTCATGAGCACTACTAATGAACGTATGAGTAATGCGCCCGTATACTATGCTCTGATTCAGGTGAAATTTACGCCTATTGCTGCAATGAACAAGTATGTTGCTGACATACAGGATGCCCTAAGAGTTGAAGGGTTTCCACTATTTGAGGTTAACGCGTCTACTCAACTAAAATTTGAAATGCGGAGCCCAAATGAACCACCGATTCCTTCATTTGAGTCAGTAACCCAATGGCTAATGATGAATGCGGAAAAAACAGCCGGTTTCGTGTTAGGTAATGATTTTATTACTTATCATACAACTGACTATGTTACCCACAAACCATTTATCGCATCCTTGCTTTTAGGGTTAGGGAAAGTTCTGGAGTTCGCCAAGCCAACATTTGTCAGCCGAATAGGACTCCGTTATCTTGATGCGATCATTCCTCAAGGGGATGAGTCGTTAGAAAGTTATCTGGCTAAAGAATTACATGGCGTAGAGTTTGGGCTAACACCTATTCAGGCTATTCAAGAGTCTGTTTTTCAAACCTCTGTTGAGCCTCTGATACCACAGGGTTTTATGATATCACGCATTCATAAAATGAATTCTCAACTAGGTTTTCCACCAGACATGGTTCCTAACGGGATAGCCCCTTTGCCAAGATTTACCAACACAGAACATCGTTGGCATGCAATTATCGACACAGATCACTACGTAGAAGGTAATATGCAGCCAAACTTAGAATTAATCGAAAAACAGCTGTTATCCTTACATGGTAAAGTGAAAGAGGCATTTCAAGGGATGGTTTCAGATTTTGCCCGTTCAAAATGGAACTAAACGTGGGGGAGATGAATCAAATGTATGCTACTCCAACTGGAAGCGTTAGAACGACTGAACGCTATTTACCTACACCGACTTTTGGCACTACAACCCAGAAAGCTGCCGCCGTTGTTTCATGCTTGTTAGTTGGTACGGGGGCTTCATATCCAGTCGATTCGTATCAGTCATGGCGCCAATATGTTCAGCCACGAGTACAATTTGCTTTTGAAGATAATCATTCACCAGTTTTTGTGACTGAGCTTGATGTAAGAAATGTTGCGCAACATTTAGCCAACATCAGAGAGGTTCTGTCTCCATCAATGTCTGAATTGGCAAAAGATTTAGGTATAACCCGACAAGCACTTTATAAATGGCTGTCGGGAGAAAACCAACCAGACGATCAGTCAAAAACAGAATTTATCCTCAACCTCAGTGGTGTGGCTGATGCTTTCTCTAAAGCCTGCTTAGACAACGTGAAGCTACTGATAAAGATGAAAGCGTTCGATGGCCGCTCATTAATGGATATCATCAGGAATGGGAAAGATTGGCATCAACCAGTACAAGTATTGATTGACGAAGCACGGGCAATGAATGCCGCAGCAGAGTCTGCCAATTTTTCTGTTAGCAAGGCCAAACCAACAGATGGATGGAAATCATCTGTTTCTATCCCAGGAACAGTAGAGGACTAAATTAGACTTATGCTGGAACCAGGTACATCATGGCGTCAGGGCCATGTTCTTAAGCATGATGATGCTGTTTCACTTAACTTGCTAAATCCTGAAGAAACAGACTGTAAAGCGGTAGTGATTACCCATGACTGTGATTTACAGAGCAAATCCGAGAAAAATATTGAGATCATTATTGGCCCCTTGAAAAAGGGGTCCAACCAGATGAAAAGGACTAAACACCCGCGAATTCTTGATTTATGTTTCGAAAACCCAGAAAGCCCCAAAAGAAACGCTATAGAACTACGACACGAAAGGAAAAAAATTCTGCCAAAGGAAGCTTTTCATTGTGAAGAGAGTGATCCAGCCTTTGCTATTTCAGTAGAAGAAAAGCAAGGGCTAAAGCAGTGGCTGGCTGCTAAGTATGGGCGTCCTGCTTTCCCCAATGTTTTTGAAGACCGTTTGCGTGCTTATGATGATGGAAAAAAATTCATCTTCGAAAAAGAAGTTGCTTCTATCATTGCAACAAACGCGGAGCACCTTATCGGCGTTTTTTTTGATTTGGGCGAAGACAGGTTTGATGATCTTGAGGAGGGCTCTCCATACGAGCTATCCATCAGTGTTGTGTACGACGCGACAGAAGGTGGTCCGATTGCACGAGAATCTGCAGAAAAGGCCTGCACTGAACTAGTTGATCTATTTTTTAAATTTTACGGCGATCCGAAATTAGGCCACTCAGAACTTATCGAATTGGATAAGTGTATAGCAATTGCAGACACACATTTTTCACTTCATGCCCTAAGAAGAATGGATCAATGGAGAGTTGAATATATCAGTCTTGAAGATGAAACTCATGGCGATTTCATCGGTACAGGTTTATAAAATTGCTAAATGCATAAGAAGAAAATTTACCTGCTATCACCTGTAGTCTGAAGTTGCTGTTCATGAGCCCGGCGCAGGGCATCTGTAGCTTGTCCCTGTTGTCCTGCCTTACCGCGTACCGTTTTGGCCCTGACGACACTGTCCGCAATGACTTGAAAGCCTTGCTGGGTACCGCCATCCTGACCCGTCCACTGATTGAGTAGCATATTGCCCGCCACGCTGACAAGGTGCCTTTACGGTACCTGGCCAGCGTGTCAGCCTACTTGCCAAAGGCAATAACGCCCAGCCAGAAGGTAGCCTCTCTATTATCTGCCGTATTACAGGGCAGCACCACCGCCAGAGGGGCCATAGCCATGTTCGTGCCTTTTCCCGTTGTTCTGGTCTGCGGATCGGCCACCAGCCGGCCATATGCTGAAATTTGAGCTGTCATCGCTGTGATCCTCTCTTCTGATGCCCTGTACCTGATTGAGTGTTGGTTCAAAATGGTAGTTTGTTGCCTCAATGTTGGTTCATTTTTCAAACATGAAACCTTATTAAACAGATATATATAACTACTGAGGCAACTGAACCAACTGAACCAACACCTAAACTACACACATGAAAGAATGCTTTTACTCTGGCTGGTCGTCGTCCGGCAGATACTGCAGGACATAAACCCGAATCTGTCGCCCATCAATGCGTGGTGACTTTCTCTGGAACCCCCGGCCTGAAGTCGGTGGTGTCAACATGCCAGCCTTCTTCAATACCTCCGCAAACTGACGGGAGTTAAAGCCGCGGGCAATCTCCCCTTCGAAGGCTGCGGGGAAGGTGTAGAACACTATCGGGTCAGTCTCGTGCCCGCCTTTCTGCCGGTATCCCGCCATGTTGGAGATAGGGAGGCTGGTCGGGTCATAAGGGAACGGTGCAAAGCGGCTCATCCCGTAAGCGTTCAGGAATGCCTCTGTCTGCTCGATAATTTGCTGATGTTCTTTATTGCCGGTACCAAATTCGCGCAGCCAGGCGTTATAGCTGTACTGGATAGCATCCCGACACGTCTGCTCATCCCAGCCGGTGATCACCTTACCCAACAGTAGTGCGGCTTCCAGAATCGCGAACCGGGCGCCGACGCGATGGACCTGCTCTCCGTAATCCGGTGGGATCAGGCTGCGCCAGCGCTCTTCCGCTGCCCTGACAGCGCCTACAGCCTCGTGCTGGTGGTCCGCCAGCCACTTAACCCACTCACGCCCGGCCACTCCGTGGTGATGCTGATATGCATCCTTCAGAGCATCGGCATGGTGTTTACCATTGGCATGTTCATGAAAACGCACTGCCCGACGCATTGGAATGTTCAGCAGGCGAACCAGTTGGCCCGCTTTAGCCTTACGGCCGGCACTGGCAATGAAGGTCTCCAGATCCATCTCACCGGTACTGATGGCCACAGTACGCCAGCGCTTCAGGTCGCGGTTCCCCCCTTCCTTCGCTCCCTGCAGTTTTCCCGTGCCGTTAAACAGCGCGTAGGCCGATTTATAGACCTCCACCGGGTCAGCCCCCTGCCCGATTTCGTCAAGCGGCATCAGCGCGTCATTATGTGCGGCGGCCTCATTCGCCAGCCCAAGCGCGGTGCCGTACCAGGTAAGGCGCAGTACATCCGGGTTTCCGTAGAGACTGGATGCCACATTAGCAGTGGTGGTCTTACCCGCACTCGACTGTTCGTAGAGGTGGATACCGAATCCATCAGCACCAGCAAGACCAATCAATGGAGCTGCCAGAGCTGCGGCCACGCCAGTCATCATGGAATAGTTGCCAAAGGCCAGACGCCCTACGCTCTCCCTCCAGCTCTGCCCGGTACCGCTGGTGGTGTAACCGGACGCGGCAGAACTCCGCCCGTTAAACAGCACCGGTTGTTCTGGCGTACCTATGATCTCACCATCAGGCATGATATAGGCGCCACACTGCCAACCCGTAGCATGCGCAATGCGCCATACCTCTCCATTGGCACAGCTCTGCAGCCAGTCGGCTAGCGTTGCGCGTAAACCGCTCTTGGTTGTTACATTCACACCACCAGCTTTGAGCGTTCGCCAGCCTTCGCGCTCACCAATGTCAGCAAGGGGTATCGCCTGTACGGTTTCACTCTTCGCACCAAATGCCTGCCAGCGCAGGATCAGGTAACGGGTTTTACTGTCATCAATGCCAATACCGATGACCTTCAGAGCAGAACACAACCAGCTTTCACGGCTGATTATTTCCCC